TCCATTAGTTCCGTTAGTGCCGTTAATTGCTGCGGCATTAGTAGTGGCTGAAACTGCACCAGTAAATGCTGATTTGTTACCGCTGTAATCTACTGACTTAAACTTGTAGTAAAAAGCAGTCGCATCGGCAAGGCCGCCATTCAGGAATTCAGCTTTAACACCAAATCCACCGCCTACAGTAGCGACTTCAGCATAAGTGCCGCTAGAAGATGTAGCCCTATAAACCTCAACATTAGAAAAGTCTTTGTCTGCTGGGTTAGTCCACTCAAGGCTAATGGACTTGTAGCCAGCGGTTGCTGATAACGATGTAGGCACCGCAGGGGCTGTGCTGTCTCCGATAGCCGTTACGTTAGCCGTTACGAATGCGCTTTTAATTCCTAGCTCGTTTATTGCCCTGACTCTAGTGTAATAAGTAACCGCGCCAAGTGCAGGCGTTATAGTAAATTGATTACCCTGCACATCAATAGAATTAAAGTCAGTATTATTAGTTGACCACTGGTAGTCATACCTAACAACAAACGCATCTGCGCTTGATACCCATGTAGAAACAATCTGCGGGATTACTGTGCCATCAAGGTTAACTGTTGAAGATGCTGTGCCAGTGAAAGAAGTAGGAGCGGCAACAGTTCTTCCGTCATACAAAGAAACCTCACCGCCAGATAGATAATCTTCTTCGTCAGATGAGGCCCAGTCGTAAATAGCTGATGCAGTTTCTATAGCTTCTACGTTTACTATAATGCTGCCATCAGAACCTAAATCAAACGTGTAACCTAATACTTGGAATACCTTTGCAGACCAGCCAATCTTGGCATTGGTAACCATTATGTTATCGCCAGCCTTAAACTTTAAAGCCGCCAAGTTGCAGGGCAAGCTGACAGAAGTTTGCTGTCTGGACTGTAACAGAGCTAACTTAGCTAATCGTTGCGCTCGAACATTGTTTGTCGTTGTAGGCAATGGCATATCTAAATAAATAGGGTCGCCATCAGTCGCGCTGTATGTGCTGCTAATTTGGGCTGGGTAGTCAGCAAGAATATAGTTATCTTCTTCGCTTAAAAATACACCCTTTACGCCATTATAAATATTGCGTCTACTTTGCTTAGTCTGTGTAGATATTGCACCAACTAAAACGGACTCGTCTATAGTAACTGTGGGCGTCACATAAGCTGAACCAGATATAAAGTATTCACCGCCAGAGTGAATTAAACGGCCAGCCATAGCAGAGAGCAGTGCTTCAATGTTTGCTTCTCTGGAGTTACCAGTATCAACAACGCCATCACACACATACCTTTTCTGAGTACCACCAGCAGAAAGAGACACATTCTGGTCACATAAAGTCTGAGCTGTAGAAACAGAAGCAGCGTTTATGTTTGCAGAATCTTCAGCCAATCCGTATTTGGAATCTAACAGATAATCTCTGACGATCAGCGCAGGGTTTTGCGACCAAGCTGTACTTGAGGTTGCTGGATTGTAGACTTTCTTGCCACGAACTACTGTAGAGATATTGGGTAAGCCGTTAGCAAACTGCTCGGCATCATATTTAAGACGGACGTAAATGTAAGCTGTGTCCAATAGCTTGTGGTTAGCAGTCCACTGGGTAGACCTTGATACAAGATTAGCGTCTGCTGTGGTCTGCGTTCCATCGTGAAAGTTTAGGTCAACATAAGTAGCCCAGCTACCAATATAACCGCCATCCCATATTTTTTCATCGTTAAACCAGACTTCTTCATAGGCATCAATAGCATGGCCTGCAACAGCAATCACCATGTGCATAAATTCGTTGTCTGTGCCTGTTGAGTCTAGGTAAACAATTGAACCGCCAACCCTAGCGCGACCATAAACCATTGTCCTTGTAGATGCAGGCTCTCTAACTGTCGTGGTAGTGCCAGACATTTGAGCGCCAATTGACGGGGTAGGCATTAAGGCGCGAGAAACCATAGATAAGCCAGCACCAATTGCAAAAGCTGCCGCTAAACTTCCTGCCACACCTAGTCCGAATAGACTTAAACTAGCAAGTCCGCCAGCCACTCCTACAGCACCTGCCGCTGATGCTAATCCTGCTATTGCTGCAATTGCCATTTTATTTCCCTAGGAATTTGGAGTAAATACGTTCTATTAAATCAAAGCCCATCCCAATCATTAAGCTATCAAATGGAATGTGGACTTTAGTATTAATCATCATCAAAGAAACGCCAGCTTCTCGGCAATGGTCTTCCGCAAACTTGATCAATTTATAACCAGTTGCACCAGCTCTACTATCTGGCAACACAAACAAAACATCGTTATTAGCAAACAGATGGTCTTGGTAATGAATGCTTTGGCTAACCATTAGAACAAAATACCCAACCAACTCGCCATCATCCCTTGCAGTGAATATCCGAAGAATTCCAGCAGCATCAAGATTAGCGTATTCTTTCCAGTTAGGGTTTAACTTAATCTCGCCTTGGTTTAAGGCTACTAACTCCCAATGCTTATCAAGTAAAGGGATTAGTTCTGCCTTTACGTTTAACAGGCTTTCGTGAGCTATCTTGATCAACGGTTTGCCCTGTCGTACCTTCCTGAACCGCCAGAACTTGCCATCGAAGAAGGTGAAGCCCTGCCCCAGATTATTTCTTTCTCTTGTATCTTGGCTACGAACTCAAAGCCTTTATCTGTGGGATGCTCGATCTTTTGATCTTCTGCTGTGTAGCGTCTAACTGCTGTGCGCTGGAATGCTATTAGCTTATTCTCAACCGTAATTGTAATCGTAGAAGTATCGCCAGAATCTGCAATTGTCATTATATCCATGAACCCGCTAAACAAGATAACTGGACTTGCGATTAAATCCCCGCTTTCATCAAATGCGCCAAGGCGAATGATTAGGGGTCTGCCTTGGTATGGCTCATCTCTGGCTAGGGTGAGCAAAGACTGCTTAATGCCACCTAGGGTTACAGTTGCGCCATTAGCGGTAAGCTCTGCGGTCTCAGCGATTGACCCAATAGATAACAGGTCACCAGCGCCTAAATAGGTATTGGAGTTGTAACTAAGATCGCCCATCCCAGACCATAGGAAAATGCTACCAGAACTGAATTCCATATCTACCAAGTAGATAGGACGTACTAGCTCGGCAGTAGCAACAGCCTGCATCTCTGTGCTTAATGTTCTGCTCATTACAATGCCTCAGTGAATGCAAAGCTAAAGCCATAGATAGACGCTGCATCCGTAGACCAGCCTATATCGTTGCTCGCTAAACGCCATAGGCTCTTGGGTAAGGTAAAGTCTAATGCTGTACCGCTTGCCACTGCTGTTCGTAATGGTGGCTGAAAAGATAGGTTGCCAGCGCCAGAAGACTTATCTGCTGTGGCCATATAAAGATAATCGCCTAACTGGAAATAAGTGCCAGCAGTTACAGCACTAGCGCCAGCAGTAGTAGCCAATACTTCAGCCCTTACCGCAGTTGTACCAGATGTGGTACTTGTGGCTGTGCTTGTATGTAAAGGGTGGCCAAATGTGAACGTACCAGAGCGCCCTTTTAAGCCCACAATGAAAGCCTCGACTGATCGTGCCTCATCATGCGTTAAAGGCGGTAGATTGACCTCTGCTTGCCATATAGCGCCTTGATGGGCGTACACCTGTTGATCATAGGTAAACGGTGATTCTGTAACCGCAACAGTTCGTTTTAAACGTAGGCTGATTGATGTAATGCCTACGTTTGGAAAAGCTAATGGCATTTCTTATGCTCCGACTAATGACTTGCTGAACCCACCGCCACGCTGCCTAGCGTCTGCAACTGCACCTTTAGCGGCATTGGCAATTTGTGGCATCAGTGTAGCAATTTCTGCTCTTACTGTCTGCTGTACGCCAGTAGATACGTTAATGGTCTGGTTAACGGTAACGCCACCGCCACCACCCATTCTGCTATTCGGTACGATTGAGCCTTGAGAGTTAGGAATAAACAACTCTGGCCCGCGCTCACCAACCATGTAGGGGGAGCCGTTTTGAACAGAACCGCCAATTGCTCTAGCTGGCAGTTGTGGCCCGAAATTAGGGGCAAACTGATCGTTTCCTCCAGTGTTAATCCCGCCACCGAAGTAACTTGTAATAGCACCAAAGGCTGCATCAACAATATACTTTTGAATCAGCATCTTAATCAAGCTATCAACTACACTCTTAGCCATAGACTTCATCGCATCAGCGAAGTTTGCAGCGCCTGTTATGCCTGCTGTCAAAGCGTCTGTCATCCCCTCTAAGCCTTGCTTAGTAAGGTTCTGTATGTTTTCCTGCGTTGAAGGTAGGCTATCACTCCAAGACTTAAAGCCAAGCTGTAAATCACTGATTGATTCTATCGCTGTTGCTGTAACTTCAGGTATTACGTTAGATACGCTACCCAAGCCGTCAACAACTTTTTGTATTTCTGCGGTAAGCCCGCTGGCAAAATTAACTTCATTCATTAGGCTAAGCTGATCGCCTGTTTCACCAGCTTTTTCAAGCAAGGCTTGCAGCATTATCAACCGTTTGGCATCACTTTCTTGCGCTAGCTGATGAGAACGTTTCGCTCTAGCACTGCTATCTTCTATCTTTTTATCTCGATCTACCATTGCTGCTGTAATGCCTTCAATCTCAGTTTGCAACTGGCGGGCATTCTTTTCTGCATCTTTAGTAAATAATCTAGTTAGGGCATCCTTCCCTTTTAGCGTCATGTTATATAGTTTGATAAATCCGTTAGCTAAATCTTCAAACGCTTGCAGAGCTATCTGAACACCACCTAGAAGGTCAACAGCTATCGCTCTAGCGAAGTTTTCAACTCCACCTTTAGCCTTTATTGACGTTTGGAGAAACGCTGTAAAACGAACTACGATAGCCTCTAATGCGGGAGCAAAAGCAGCAACTACTTGATTTGTTATTCCTCCAAAAAGACTTTGCAGTTTGGTCAAAGAATCAACAGTATCCTCAACACCTTTAGCTGCGCTTCCAGACATGGTTAAGCCTAACAGCTTAGCCTCACCAAGCATTTCTTTAAGCCCGTCACCGCCTTGCCGCAATACATTAACTAATGCAGCACCTTCAGAGTCAAATAGCTTAAACGCTAGGCGTAGTTGGTCAGATTCAGATGTAACCCCTTGAAACGCATCGGCAAGAATTACCATGCGCTTATCAAGAGGCATTTTGTTCAATTCTTGTGCGCTTAACCCTAGCTCTTTGATTGCGCCTTTAGCTTCACCAGTACCCATTGCGGCTTCCGCAGTTCGTCTAGTGAACCTCTGCAAAGCCATATCCATTGTGCGAGTTTCTACGCCAGCAAGGTCTGCCGCATATCTTAGGCCGCCAAGGGCTTCTGTTGTTGTTCCTATCTTACTTGCAGTTTTACTTAGGCTGTCTGTAGCATCTAAAGATCGCTTGATTAAAAGACCAAAGCCAGCGGCTCCGACCAATCCCAGAATTGCGGTCTTCGCTCCTAATACAGCTCCAGCAACAGATTTTAAACCTTTAGCTGCACTCCCAAAACCTTTAGCGGTTTTATCAAATGCACTAATAATAATCTTTACGTTTTCAGCCATTGCTTTCACTCATTATTTGGAAGTACGCCAGCCACTCGTTGAAGTGATTGAAAGGCATTTGCTCTGCTTCTTCTATCGTAAGGTGAAGGCGGTCAGCCAAGGAAAGCAGATTCATCCTTGACTGATCGCGTCTTAGTTTCCCTCTAATGACTCCGCAGATTCAATCTCTGCAAACATCTGATTAGCAATATCAGATATGACATTAGTTTCTTCACCCATTAAATCAATGCGATCTTCAGCAGATGCAAACAGCTTGGAGCCGCCTTCATCTTCTGCCTTCATGCAAATCAAATCTACCATTGATCCAATAGTTGTATTGCTAAGAAAGTTAGGGTGCTTCTTCTGCAACTGGTCTAGGTCGTAGCAAGTAATGCTTCTGCAATACAACTTAAACGCTCCAGATTCGTCACCCCATGCAGGTACTAATACTTCTCGCGCCTGCAACTTTCTTCTACTTCTTAACTCTTTAGCTAATCCCATGGTTTATCCCCTTAGTTAATTAAACTTGTGCTTCTGTTACGTCACCGCTGCACTGGATAGAGAAGCTGGCTTCTACCATGCCATCAAAAGAACCAGTGATAGCGCGAGAAGTTACAACACCTGTTCCAGAGAAGAAAGTCTCTCCGCTGCCAGTGCCTGTAGGATAGATTTCAAAATCAATAGAAGCTCGCTCATCAAGAACTAGCTGCTGTGCATCTGCCTCATCCCAATATACTTCTAGTGATACTGTATTCGTTTTCAGTCCAGCCTTGTAGGTGCGCGAAACATCACCCATTACAGAGTCTTCAATTGTGTCTGCTGAACCGTCAAACGTGAAAGAACGTACCTCGCCTACCACGGCAACAGTCGTGCCTGAGACTTGTACTTTTACTACTCCAGATGCGCCTGTTTTAGTCGCCATGATATTTACCTTTTAATTTAAGTTAAGTTGTGCCGCGAGTGTACTGATACAAAACGCGAACTGTAATAATGATCCCGCCAATCGGGTCAATAGAACCTTCATCAATCTCGATATTAGTTATCTGCGTATCTAGGGCATACCCACCACGCAAACGATCAACATCAAGAGTTTCTTCAATTGCTTCAATAAGATTGTTGCGGGCTGAATCAATAACAGAGCCTTTAACGTAGCAAATGAATTCATAATTTATGGTAGCCATACGTTGAGTAATGGAACCACCTATAGAGCTATCCTCTCTATCTTCTCCCGCACTGCGAACCAATATAGCTGGAAACTGTGCGCTGGATAACTTGTCAAAATCAAACGGCTCGCGGGTAACGTACTTAATAGCCACGGGAGCTATAGTTGCTTTTAGCGTTGTAACTAGGTTGTCAGCAATACTTTCTCTTACACTCATTTCAACGCCCTAAAGAATATCCTACCTAGTTTCTCTTCTTCAGAATTATTAAATCCAAAGAAAGGTCTTTTCTTATCATTCATAGCGGCTTTACCTGACTCGGTTGCGCCTCTAAAGAATATTTCAGCCTGCTTACTGCTGGCCTTTGTAGTCATAGCTCCTAGCATCTTACCTGTAAAGTTCAAGTCTGGGGTTAGACCTCTACCTTTTCTTTCCCTAAATCCCGCGTAACCTCCATTTTTTCCTTTTGTACTATAACCTTCAAACTTACCGCCCTTGAACCCATCACCTTTACTGGTTCTAGCTTCAATAATATTAACGCCAGCTTGAGCGGTAATAGATAGAGCCTTTTTAACGCTTGCAGATAATGCCTTGCCTTGCTTCTTTACTCGCTTGGCTATCTCTTTAGCGTTGGTGTTTATCTTGATTTGCATTAACGGTTAAGCCATTGTCCAACAGGTTGCTTCTCAGCAAAATCAACAGCGCCATCACCATCTTCATCATAGTCAACACCATCTGATAAAACTGCTTCTAGCTCTTCGCCATAACGCGCTTTGTAGAAGTCAATCATATTACCGAATCTGTCGCCATCAACCCAATTAGTTAGCTGGGGCAAAGCATAACGCCACAACACTAGGTAGGCACTCGCCATAGTGAACTGTGCAGGGGTGAGCTTGGTAGTATCCATCTCGCCTGCTATGTTCTTTCTGGGCCACCACTTAATGCGTAACTCTCGCTGAAGATCAGCTTCAGCTTTAGGATGCTCCAGAACAAAAGACTCAATGCCCAGACCAAGAATGTCGGGAATCAGTTTAAGTAAATCAGCGTCTGAGGAATAAGCCATTATTTAACCTTTTAAAAAATGCCCCCCCGAAGGAGGGCAGATTATTAGTCTTACTATCTTACAGTACAGCGTCAGACAGAAGCTCAACACCGAACGAATCATCAAGCTCTGCAACACCGTAAACGGCAGTAGCGTTAAGCTCGAATGCTCGGAGAGACTCATCACGCTGTGGCGCAATGTTAAAGTCACGCTTCATAGCGATCATGATAGCTTCAGGAGCGAATACAGCGCCTTTAGCATCGCCAGAACCGTCAATAGCTACGTTAGCTGACTCGTAGACATTGATGCCAGCGATAGTTCCAACATAACCAGTACGCATCGCTTCATTCTGCGAATCGCCACCGTTCGGGTTAGCGAAGGTGTTAGTTAGGTTAGCTTTCAACTGGTAGGCTTGGAAAGGATGTACAACAGCATTGATCACGCCAGTTACTTTGTTAGCGCGTAGAGTTGCAGCAGCCTTAAACAAGTCAGCAACAGTGATCTCAGCGCCAGCAGCACCGATAGAACCAGAGAAGCCGTCAAACAAAGCAATGAGGTCAGTATCAATCTTAGTAGCGATAGCGTTACCAAGAACAGTACCTAACTCAACAGCAGGGTTGCCGTCACCATAAGTAGCCATATCAGTCAAAAGAACCTGTGCGCCTACTTCGCCAACAGTTACAGAAACTGAAGAAGTAGAAACGGTGGTGCTTGACATATCCGTTCCCTCGACTAAATTAGCAGCCACCAAGCTCGGATATTTTGGCACTTGGATTGTCTTACCAGCTTGGGCCTGAATGTTATACATTGTAACCAGACCTAGCATTAGGGATTGC